CAGGCGGATTCAGACCTTCGATTTTGGAGGTCATGTATTGGTTGGCGGTGGTGGACAGGTTCAGCTGTTCGCCAGATTCGTTTTCGAGGATAAGAGTGAAATACACGGGGTACCTCCTTGCTTTTTCTGGTGGGGTGTGGTATAATAGATAAAAATGATAGGGACATTAGCCCTGTAAATCGGAATTTGACGAACCGGTTTAAATTGGGACTTAAGTGAGTAAAAAAAGAATTTGAATAATTAAAAAATCATAATCCAGTAATTTCGATTGGGGAGTATAAATTATGGAGAATGGCAGATTTGTTACATATACAGACAAAGATAGAGATATTGTCAGAAAAGGAATATGTGAAATTGCAAAGGTATTACTTGGCGATGATACCCAAAGAAAACTCAGTATGCTTTTTTGTTTAGATTGGTTTATGGATCCATATTATCAGCAGGATATAAGTGATATTCATGATGATTTAGTGTTATTGTTACAAACAGTGATTACTGAACCAAATGAAGATGATGTAATAGAAGATGCAATAGAATTACTGATGAGCTATGAGTTACCACCATTTCCACTTATTGAAGAAAAGAGAAACAGAATACCACTAAAATTTCAAGATGATATAGCTTATCTGTTAGACCCCAAAAGTTTTGAAGAATAAATCCCGGGTTTACCGCATTGATTAAAACCAAGTTTTCCTTTAAATCACTTACAACTTCCAGTTTTGCAATATTTACACATTCAACGCATTCCGTGTCAACCGATAAATCTCCAACCGTGACAGTGCCTTCGGCGATTGATTCGTCTGATTCACCGTTTTTCGGTTGTCCGTGTTGTAATAATTGTTCACCGTCCCACCGGAACTGTCGGGCAGCATCGCTCTGGAGATTCCATGCAAGCTGTAATTCAAATCAGAATCCATGGTCAGCTGCATGGCTTTCGCCACACCGCCCACTGCTTTTTCCACATACTTCTTGCTTTTGTCGATGCCGTCTGCCAGCCCTTTCATAAAGTCTGGCATCCAACTCTCGTAGTCTGTCAGCGGTCCTTTGTCCGGAACCGAGAAGTGCAGGAAATCCCGAATGGTATTGGCAACATTGGTGACGCAGTCCGCCAGCCAGCCGATGGCACTCTGAATGCCGTCAATGATTCCCTGAATGATATCCCGTCCCCAGTTCCAGGCATCGGAAGCCAGTCCCCTGATATATCCCACAGCGGCATCGAATCCATTCTGAATGGTGGACTGGATACCACTGATCTTATCAGAAACTGCAGAACGAATGTTGTCCCAGATGCTGGACACCGTAGAAGAAATGCTCTGCATCACGTTGGAAATGGTACTCTTGATGCTGTTCCAGATGTTAGATACCACCGAACGGATGGCGTTCAGAACATTGGAAACCGCAGAAGAAATTTGATTCCAGATAGAGGATACCACAGAAAAAATAGCATTCATCACACTGGAAATCGTGCCGGAGATGCTGTTCCAGATGGAAGAAACTACATTCCAGATCGCAGACAAAACAGAAGAAATGAAACCAGACACCGCATTCCAAACCGTAGTCACCACATCTTGAATCGCTGTCAAAACCGTGGAAATCGTATTGGAGATGGCGTTCCAGATGGTTTCAAAGGTCGTTCGGATGCCTTCTAAAATGGGTGTTAAAAAAGCCACGATCGCATTCCAAATGGCACTGATCTTCTCCGAGATCCAATCCATCACTCTGCCTACAATGATCTGAATGGCTTCAAAAATCGTCTGAAACAGATAACCAAATGCTGTGATCAGCGGTTCTAAGGTGGTGTAAATGGCATTCCAAACGGTCGTAATGACGTTATGAATTGCCTGAAATACCGTAGAAACCACGTTGTAAATGGCATTGAAAATCGTGCTGAAAAAGTTGTAGATTGCCGTAAAAATGGTGGTGAAGAAGTCCCGAATCGCTGTAAATACGGTCGTTGCCACCGTCTGAATGGCAGTGACAATGGCGGTGAAGGTATTGGAAATGGATGTCCAGGTGTTGACGAAAAAGTCCCGGATTCCGGTAACGATTCCCGTGAAAAAGAAAGCAATGCTGTTCCATGTGTCTACGAAAAATGTTTTGATGGAAGTCCAGACTTCGTTCCAGCTTGTTCCGAACCACCCCAGCACCACATCTGCAATGCCTTTCAGAGTATTCATGATATTGCGGAATGTGTTGACAATGAAATTCCAGATAGACGTAAAGATGCCCTTGATTCCATTCCAGCACTGCTCCCAATCGCCAGTAAACAGACCAATCAGAACGTCCAGCAGCCCCAGAAGAACGCCAGTAAACTCTGAAAAGATGTTGGAGATATTCTGAAAAACGCCTTCAAAAATGGGAGCTAACAGATTGCACAGCCCGTCCCACGCCGCTTTCAGCACATCGGTGAAACTTTCAAAGTCGAATCCCAGAGCGTTTAACCGGTCAGTGATGCCCTGTGTCAATCCGGTAAAGGTGCTTTTAATCTGCTCCCAGATGGCGATGATATTGCTTTTGAATTCGTCATTGGTTTTCCAGAGATGCACAAAGGCAGCCACCAGAGCGGCAACAGCTGCGATAATGGCAAGCAACGGACCAAGTGACACACCCAACGCTCCTGTTACAGCCCCGATCCCACTTTGCACAGCAGAGAACAGGGCAGGCAGTTTGGATACTGCGGAAAAGACTGTTCCCACGCTGGAGATGGTTTTTCCCAGCACCACCAGCATTGGACCCAGAGCAGCAGCCACCAGTGCAATTTTTGCAATGGTTTCTTTGGTCTGCGGATCCAACTGGTTCAGCTTGTCCACCAGTTCCTGAATGCGGGAAACAATGGAGCGAATAGTGGGCATCAGAATATCGCTAAAACTGATCGCCAGTTCTTCCAGCTGGGACTTCAAGATAGTTACTTGTCCGGCAAGGTTATCCTGCATGACCGCTGCCATTTTTTCGGTCGTGCCATTGTAACCGTCTACTGCATCCGAACAGGTGTCAATGGCATTGGACAGCTTTTCAAAGTCCGCCGGTGAACCGTTGATAATCGCCAGCATACCGGACATGGCCTCTTTGCCAAACAGCGATGCAGCAGCCTGTGCCTGTTCTGCCTCAGAAAGTCCGCCCAATTTCTGTCGGAGTTGTTCCATGAGTTCCCGCAGAGAATACATCTTGCCGGAACTATCCGTCAGAGAAATGCCGTACTGTTCCATGGCAGATGCCACCGTGTCTGTTGGCTTTGCCAGATTGGTAATGGCAGCACGCAGTGCTGTACCAGCCTGTGAGGATTTGATACCGGCGTTCGCCATCAGTCCAATGGCAATGGCAGAGTCTTCAGCAGAGTATCCCAAAGAACCCAGCACCGGAGCGGCATACTTGAAAGTTTCACCCATCATGCTGACGTTGGTATTGGCATTGCTTGATGCAGCTGCCAGAATATCAGCAAAGTGTCCGCTGTCCGAGGCAGACAAACCGAAAGCAGTCAAAGCATCCGTGACAATGTCTGAAGTAGATGCCAAGTCCTCGCCGGAAGCAGCAAGATTCATGATGCCTTCGATACCGCTGAGCATATCGTTGGTTTTCCAGCCTGCCATTGCCATATAGTTCATAGCATCCGCAGCCTCACTTGCAGAGAATTTTGTCTTGCTGCCCATTTCACGGGCTTTTTCCCGGAGAGCGTCCATCTCTGAACCGGTCGCACCGGATACCGCCGCTACCTTGGACATAGCAGCATCAAAGTCTGCACCAGTTTTCACAGCAATGGTGCCCAGAGCCGTGACACCGGCAGTGACGGGCAGCAGCTTTTGTCCCACACCGGAAATTTTGTCCCCGGCGGACTGCAGCGTTTCACCCAGAACGCCCATCTTTTCCAAGGCGGTGTGAGAATTGTTTGCTTCTGTGGTCAGGCGTTTCAGTTCGTTTTCGGTTTCGATGATCTCCCGCTGCAAAGCATCATACTGCTGCTGTGAGATTTCACCATTCGCAAGAGCCGTATTTGCCTGTTCTGCAGCGGTTTTCAGCACTTCCAGCTTTTCCTTGGTAGCAGATACCGCATCTGCCAGCAACTTGTGTTTTTGGGATAGGAGTTCTGTGTTGGTGGGATCAAGCTTCAGCAGCTTCTGGACATCTTTCAGCTGCGTCTGTGTACCCTTGATGTCCTTGTTGACACCTTCCAGTGCCTTGGACAGCTTGGTGGTATCACCGCCGATTTCTACGGTAATGCCTTTGATGCGGTTTGCCATGCGGTTTCACCTCCTCCGTGAGGGCATGAAAAAAGCACCTGCCGGAGCAAGTGCTTCACTCATGATTATAGTTAGTACGAGTCCTGATATTCGAAATCTGTATAGTTAATCCTCAATTCTATACAATCTACAAGGCTTTTTCCATAAGTGATTTCATAAATAAAATCGAAATATGTATAATAGAATTCATTCATTATTTCAAGAATCTTACAGTAAGCATCTTGAAACGATAAGTCTTCTAACGGCTCTCCATGTGCAATATCATTTCTATACTTTTGATACTTATTAAACCTATCTACAAATATATTTCTTTTTTCAAGTGATATTTCACACATATCTAAAATACATTTGAGCTTTTCATCGATTAATCTCCTTTTTTGACCTATATATTTTTTTTCAAACACTTCAACTATATTACCATAATCAATGGAACAGTTTCTTTTTATTTGACAATGTAATGTTTCAATGTACGTATAAGCCAATTCTATAATATGGTCCAACGAGGAAAAAAGTTTAAAAAGAGAATCGAAAAGCATCCCAGCATCATAAAACTGTATGCTTTCAACTAAGGTTTCAAGCCATCTTGGAGACGGAGCATAAACAGCATATGCAGAAAAACAAAAGTTAACGCTTAGATCTTGATTATCATCATTGTATATTGTTGCACCCAATCCGTCATCTAATTCTCCGGTAGGATCGTATGCCATTTTCCCGGCCAAGAAAACTTCAGAAGTCAAGGTGTTAAATGTAACGTTCTTATTATCAATTCTAATTCCGTAGTGAAAAGGTTCTCCAAATAATAAACATTCTATTAAGAAATTCTTTGGTCTTAAAAAATATCGAACAGCATTATTGTATTTGTACTCTTGAAGATTAAAGCGAACATAATATGGAACATATTCACTAACCGCTCTATCGCTAACTTCCATCTCAATTTTTGATTCAATGTTTTCAATTTCAAATTGTTCAAACAATATATATTTGTTTTTAAAAGAGAAATTAATACTTGGAATAAGCTGTTTTATTATTTTCTCCTTGAGAGATGTTAATATTTTACCTTTGCTTTTACGTTTGCATAATTTGTTTATAAGATTTTCGCCATTATTCCCTTGAAAGCCATCTATAATTTCGTCAGCGTCAAATTCTAATACTATAGTTGAATCAAAAGAATCAAAAAGATTGATAATCCCTGTTTGATATTCTTCAAAAAAATTTTCTGATTTTAATGCACTTTTTAAATTGTTATCCATAACCATAATCACAACTCTTTCTATGATAATTCGTGTGAACTTATAGTTTTTATTATAGCGCATTTTGTCAAAAAAGTAAAGTATCAAAACGCATCAAAATCCCTCTGATCCGCCAGCACATCATAATGACACTCGTCATTCTCCCGTTCAGTGAACATATCATTCACCAGACCAATGGTCAAAAAATCCAAATCGCCCATTGACA